GAAAACGGTGGTGCATCTGCCGCTGATACTGCAGGTACCGGAGATAATGGTGCAGACATCTATCCAATGTTGGTTGTTGGTGATGGTGCTTTCACTACTATCGGTTTCCAGACAGATGGCAAAAGTGTTAAATTTACCATCAACCATAAGAAGCCTGGTAAAGAAATAGCTTCTTTGGATGATCCATATGGTGAAGTAGGGTTCTACTCTATCAAATGGTACTATGGTTTTATGGCACTTCGCCCAGAACGTCTAGGAATTATTTGGACTGCCTTGGCAGCTGTATAAATAACAAGAACGCCACCCGAGGGCTATGCCCTCGGGGGGCTTCTCTTTTAACTCGAGAAATGACAGTTTCTCAAAGGAGAATGAAATGGAAGTTTTAACACCAATTAGTGAACTTAGTTACGAAGAAATTAAAGCAGAATTAAAAAAGTATGGAGTTACGTTTCACCATAAAACGGGTCAAGCTAAGTTAGCAGAGCTCTTAGCTGATGTAAGAAAAAATCCTGAAAGTATGGTGCAGGATTTTGATAATGAAGAAGTAGCTACAGATCGTCCATATGAAGGCGGTTTGCCTAATGCAAGTGAAGCTGCTATAGCTGCAGCAACTAAAGCTTTAAAAAGAACTGGAAAAAAAGAAGCTATGAAACTTATACGCATTGTAGTTACTCCTAACGATCCTCTTATGAGTGGGTACCCAGGACTTATATTTACAGTAGGCGCTTCTGGTTTAAATAATGGAAAAATGATTAAAAAGTTTGTTCCGTTTAATAATGAAGACGGATGGCATGTTCCTAATATTATTTATAATCAAATAAAACATGCTGAAATGCAGAAATTTAAAACTGTTACTCGTCCTAATGGCGAGAAAGTACTAGAGCCCTATATTACGCAGAAGTTTAATGTACGCGTTTTAGATCCTCTTACTAAAGAGGAGCTAGAAAGATTAGCAGCAGCCCAAGCAGCTAATCCAGCGTTCCATATAGGAGATAACTAATGGCTATAACTATTGCTAATCTAACTGCTGGGGTATCCACCGATTCAAACAATGTAGTTACGGGTACTGGCGTATTTGACGACATGATGGAAACTGTCAATGCTCATATGGCTGCTCAGTTTAATTTAGGTAGGATAACCGGCAGTGATTATGCAACAGTTTACCTTACAGCTATGCAGGCTACGGTCCAACAGGCCGTAGCCTATACTATCGGAATGCAGAAAGGTAACGCTGAAGAGTCGTTACTCTTTCAAAAAGAAATTACTGAATTTGCTCAAACAGATAAATCAACTAAAGTAGCTCCAAGTTCTACTAGTATTATGGGTAGAGCTGCTGCCTTATCTGCTGAACAAGCTAAAGGCTTTAAATGGAATGCAGATCAAAAATACCTTAAAACTATATTGGATGCATGGAGCATCAATATTTCTACTGCGGGAGTGGCAGCTACTGGTGTGACTGCTATTAATGAGACCGGAACGGGTAATATCAACACCCAGATATCTAACGCAGAACCTACAGGATAATAGCAATGGGGTTTGTTGCTAGTATTTTTACGGCAGTAGTAGATGTTGTAGTTACTATTGTTGAAATGGTTGTACAAGTAGTAGAAACGGTTGTGCAGTTAGTTATGGTACTTCTCGGATGGGACGGCGGGAGTACCCAGATTATTGAGTATTTTGAAGTACATAATGTCCCATTATTTGATGATGTAGATAACAAGAATCCCCTCCTTAATTCCCTTCTCCAAAGCATCATAGAAGAGCAGGATGTTACCAGCAATCTTATTTACCATAGTGCATTTAGAAGTCTTAAAGGCAATGTAAAAGAATTTCTTGATTTTATTGAGAACGGGAATTATTTCGAGAACTTCCCTACGGTTGAATCCTATATTATAACTATAGATTATGATGAATTAACTACAGCATTACAAACTTTAACAGGCGTTCCTTGCACAGTTGAAAATGCGTATTTAAGAGCATTATCTAAAGCAGACTGGGTTAAATACTGGCTACAAGAAAATAAAGGGTATGATGTAGGAATTAATAGATTAGGTGTGGGCAATGCTACTGTTACGACTTCCCCTATTACTCCAGCTGCTGATACTGTTCAAGTTACTCCTTCAACTAACCATTTTGATATAGATATTACTAGTGAAATTGCTACTAGTGATTCTGTAACTGCGGATCAACGTTGGTATATAAATCTCAATACCATTAGCTACAATTCTAGTGCGGATACTTACACAATACCAGCTTATCAGAATAACGGTATTACGATAACTCTTCCTTACACTGCACCTACTAAACCCACCCAGTTACATTATGTATCTACTTACTATCGAAATTCTGCTCCGTCTAGGTTTTATTTATTTATATATCAAGTAGGTGCGGGTACGTATTCAGATTTAGATACAGTAGAAGAACCTATCGATGAAGATGGTTCTGAAATTAAAGCATTGCCTGCGGTTCCATTACGTATAAATAACGCAAACTATACTACTTTTGGATCTACTAAACGTGGGCAGATAGAGGCAATATTAGACATAATTCATTTGGAAGCTGAGGAAGTACTGGATGCTATATTAACGGATTCTGGGGTAACGGATGGGGATTTAGATCATATCTATGTAAATTTCGGTGTAAGAATGTGGGATACCTCACAGGCAGGTATGTCATATCTGTTTAATATGTTCGAGAATTTATTCCCATCTCAAGGAATTACGCAGGGAACATATAACAATACCCCAGCAGGCGATGACAAACCTCAGAATAATATGCTTATTACGTGTGATGATTACGAGTATGCATTTCAATGGTCATATATAACCTATACTTTTACGTCATTAGCTACTATTAACTCTAATAGCGGGAGTACTGAGAACGGTATCTACTACTCAGATATGTCTAGGTTTGATTCAAATAACCTATTGAAATATAACTATTATGTTTCTTCAGGTAAAGGAACATATAACGTAGGGTATAAAGCAGATGATTTAGATGAAGTACAGGATTTCTTAGATGGAAATGGTGTAACTAACCCCGGTACTACATCTGGAGAAGCAACTAATTGGCTTCAGGTAACTACACGGATGTCCTATAACAATCCTAGCCCAGTGCTGCAGGAAGCGGATGGTAGTACTAGTTCAATCATATATTTAACTCCAGATGCTGTATACGAGAATAATGGATCAGGTGTATTGAGATATGTAGAAGCTGCAGCTCCTGAAACAACTATAGGACAGTCAATTACTTATTATTGCGTTAAGCCTTCTGGATTGGATGCATACACAGTACATGCCCCTATAGGGGCTCTAAAAGTAGTAGATGGGGATACTGGTAAGTTTAAAGTAGTTAAGTTTAATCTTGGAGCTAAGGAAGACCTTATGGCTCCGTTTATTCATAATTTCATTGCAGACCTTTCTAATCAAGAAGTTAGCAGACTATTCCTAGCAGGTGCTCACGCATCTATCTACATAGCTCATTACGAAGTTATTGAGCATGCTGGTATGAGCTTTCTTACAGCTCTAGTAATGATTGTTGTAATTGTAGTTATAGCATATGTAGCATGGCCAGCAATTAAAGCTGGCTTTGCCAATATGATGACTACGTTAGGTAATATTGCTGCTGCATCTTCCCTATCAGCTGCATTTTCAGTAGCTTGGGGGGCATTCCTGAGCGCATTACCTAATATGGTGATTAAGATGGCAGCTCAGTACATTATCCAATTAGTTATTACAGAAATAGCTGGGGATAACCCAGAATTAGCAGCTCTTCTTAGTATAGTATCGATGGTTGCTATTTCAGCTTGGGATCCCGGCGTTACATATGGACAAGCAGCACCAGGCTTTATAGGCCCTATGCCTTTAGACGCTCCTTCTAGTTTTTATTATAGTGGAATGGGGTTTGATACGAGTTTTTTTACTAACCCATTGAATTTAGCTAAGATAGCTTTAGATGGTATAAACGCATTAAATAGAATAGGTTTAAAAAAAGAAGACAAGATTGCTGCAGAACTAGAACAGGAAAAAGCAGGATACTATGAATGGAGAGATAAACAGAATGATGTATTAGGTAATTTAGAGAAAAATTTAATAGCTCCTACCGTACCTTACGAACGAAATTTATTAGAAAGTTCAGTAAGAGCTACTAATATAGGTGCGGCATTCGGGGGAGAGGTCACCTATGCCTTATTTAATGCACAGTATGACGTCCCGTATACAGCTTATGCATTTAGCGAAACTATACAGCAGAATGTGCAAGGCGGCGGAATCTATGCGTAGACAATTGTATTAATTAATAGTAATATTTACTATAAGTTAAGTAAAGATTAAGGAGAATATTATGGCAGCACGATGGCAATCTGATAACCCTTTTGAACGAATATGGGGAACACAGAATATACCTAAAGATCGCTATGTACGTAGTATGAGCAATTCTGTAACAGGGAATTACCCCAATCTTAACTACCGATCTGGTGGATCTAATAGCTCTGCGTTTAAAAATCTATCTAATATGATGCCTGGATCAGGTGAAAGTTTTGAGGAGTATGAGAGACAAAGACAATTAGCTTTAGCTAAACGTGCACAACAAAGTCAACCATCTTATGCGGATCAAATGAACCAAGGAACAGTTTCATTAACTCCTCAGCAATTTGCTGGATACACAAATTCTCTTATTGAAACACAAGAGGGTGAACCTACTTGGTGGGATACCGCTGGTGATCTAATAGGTGCAAGCGGTCCTCTTGGAGGGCTTAAAGGTTGGCTAGATCTTGGAGTAAAAGGCTTAGGCGCTTACGCAGGACTTCAACAAGTTGGTGCAGCTAAAGACCAAAATAGATTAGCTAGGGACGCTTTTACTTTTCAAAAAGCTGCATGGAATAAAGATTACGATGCTAGAAAAATTGCTTACAATACTAATGCACAAATGAGAAACGATTGGAAAGCTGCTCAAACACCGGGCGGGTATACCATGGATGCATTAATCGCTTAACTGGAGAATAAACATGGCAAATGTTCCTACATGGAGAAGTCAAGCTGCTCCTTCTTTTGATGCAGCATTACGAGCTGCGGCTACAGCAAATAAACAACAAACTGAAGGTTTACTTCAAGTTGCTTCAAGTATAGACGAAGGGCAAGATGTAGTAGCAGATATTAGAAAAAGACAAGCTATGGAATTACTGTCTCCAGCTGACGATGCGATAGCTCGAGAGAAAATTAGAAATGACCCAGCTAACGCTGGTCTTTTTGGTTCTAGTTATGTAGGTGAGGACGTACTAAATACAATGGAAACAGATCTAGCTAAACTAGATCCTGCAAGAAGGAAAGTACGGGATAAAACTGAGGTAATGAATGAGTTAGCTCATTTGAGAACTCTTAAAACTGACCAAGATAAGAAAGCATATTTAAATGAAATGGCTACATTCAGGCAGGAGAATAATATTAAGGATGATGATAAGATTCTCCAGCCGTTTGCTAATGAATTACTAGCAAGGACTCAAGTTACCATAGATGATTCATTGATTAGGAAGCATGGAGGTAACCCCTTAGATGAACGGTCTCTTACACCAGATGTGTTAGAGAGAATTGAACAAGATGTATTGGATCAAGTACAAAAGAACAACAAAGGCGCTAGTACATCAGCAATTAAAAATGCATATAAAGGCATTGTTGCTAGATCTAAATACAATTCTATGTTTGAGCGAGTTGCTAAAAAAGAGACCAAGGCAAGTACGGTAGATAAAGAATTAGAAAAGCAGGCTGGTATAGTTACTGATGCATTACATCACGGTACTAATGAGCAATTAATAACGGCTATTAATAATGCTAGCAATTATCTTCAACGCCATCAGCATGAATTGAAACCAGACCAAGCTAAATTTATAGAACGTCCTTTACTTAGAGCGCTAGAAGGTATGAAAGTAGACGCATTTAGTACGTGGTCAGATATGATAACAAAGGCTAAGGGAGATCCAAATGATGTTCGTCAAGGCTCACTAAACAATCAACATGCGTTTAGAAAACTTATGATTGAAAAGTATCATGAAAAATTTAAATGGTTACCTACCTCTATTATAGATAAAAAAGTTGCTAAAGATATTCAAGATGGTCAACTAGGAGCCATATTTCAATCGGGCAAACGAATTGCTCAATTTAGAACTCAAGATGAAGTAGAAAATTTTAAAGAGGCACTGCAGTACAAAAAAGAAGTTCGTAACCAATTACGTGATATGGAAAGAGCGGGAAATGTATGGTCTGTTGTAGCTGATAGATTACAAACAAAGATTAATAAAACAATGCCACCAACTGACGATCCTGACGAGCAAAAACTCAGAGATACTAATTTAGGAGAACTGTATAATCATGTTCGGCAGACTGTTCGCCGTATTGACCGTATGTTTAGAAACCCAGAGACTGGTGAATATAATTTAGATAACAAATCTCAAGAACATACTTTAAAACGTGCAATTATGCAGATGTTTACATCTCAAGGAGGAATTGATAAAGACGGTAACAATTGGAATCCATTCGATGATCCATTCTATACATTAATGGGAATGAGCGAAAATGATGATATGACTTCCCTTAGTGATAACCAATTGTTAGAAGCGTTACAAGAATTTCTTCCAGGAGTTTCTACTAGAGGCGCAGAGTCACAGGCAAAAGGAGCAACACTTCTTGAAGATAAGATTGCAGCTGTAAGGCAGAATAAGGAAATAGAAGGAAGTATGCTAGACTCGTTAAAAACAGGAGCTAAAAATTTCTTCTCCCCATCTTCTAATCAATCAAAACCACAGGTAGGTTTTAGAAGTGAGATGGATATTGTTAGAGATGCGGGCCGCAAAGTATATAATTGGCTCGGCAGTATACGTACTCCTGCAAGTGATTTGACGGATGAATGATCCTAAAAAATAATCCCTACAGATAATGGTGATATGCGAAAATTTGATAGCATTAAGCGGGATCTGTTTGGAGATGAGACTGCTACTCTAGATCCTGACTACACTCAAGTACCATCAGATCCTAAAGCAACTTCCTTAACTAATCGCTTACTAGAAGCTAAAGCTAGACTTAATCAGCAGAAGCTGCAAGTAGCTACTGAAGTATTTGGCAATGGACATAAAAATACTTCGGGAGTAGCTGCACAAAAAGCTTATATCCAATCCCCAGATAATACTGAAATTCCTGATACCCCAAGTCAAGAGCCTGCTTTAGCCCTTGATGTAAATGATTTTGAAGACGGGGAAATTACAGAGCAGGATCGTAACACTCCTGGAGCTATAGCCGATAAAGTAGCTAAAAAAGCTCAGGAGCCTGTGGCTCCAGTAAACATGCCTGAAGAATGGGATAGTTTATTGTCATCTATCGCAAAGACTGAGGATTTAGTTTTATTAGGACTAGATAAAGGAGCGGAAAGTTTAGAAGTAGCCGCTAAAGAGTTTATGACGGCTAAAGGCGCTACTGGATTGAATAGTCAGCAAGCTACACAATATCTTAACAATAATGTTAAAGATTTAATTGACTGGATAAAAGATAACCCTCCAAAAACTGAAGAAACAGTAATGGACAAATTAAGTCGTGCAGGCGATCAATTTGTTCAAGGGATTAGTAAAGCTGGAGATACGTTGTTTGATGCAGATAAATGGACTGCTGCAACCGATGCATTTTTTGAAGGTGTATCTAAAGCTCCTGACGCTTTTAAATCTGGTGTTAAAAAAACACTCCAACAGCTTAATTTACCCGCTTCAGAAGCTGAATTAGAAGTAGCTCTCAAGTCTTTTGCTGAAAAGTATCCCAATTTAATGTGGATTGATGAAAGCCCCGATAGTATAGATACAGCAAATAAAAATGAAGAAGCAGTTAAAAAGTTTGTTGCTGAGTATGGTAAAACATTAGGAATCAGCATAGAAGAGCCTACCGAAGCTCCAACAAAACCTCCTGTAGTAACTGACATTTCATCAAAACAAACTATAAAAACTAAAGAGCGGCTATTAGATGCTATTAATATAGCTGAAGGTAAGAAGGATGCCCGCATCCCTTATGGCTATTTTAGTGAAGCTTTTGAAAAACGGCTGGCAGCAGGTGAAACTATATCGCCTGAAGAAGCTAGAACAGAAGTATCTAAACATATTGACCGGCATATAAAAATGTGGGAAGCAGGAGGATCTAGATCAGACGTAGCTGGTGCTCAAGAACGAGGTTTAATTAATGCCAATCCAGAAAAAAATTCAGCTATTAAAGACGGGAACTTTACTTCAGAATTTTTAAAGTGGTATAGCGAAATTTATGCACCTGTTAACGCGCATCCATTAAATAAAAATTGGCTTACAAATATAAGCACTAATCTTGACATACAACCTTCTGACGAATTTATTACAGTAGGCACTCCAGAACCTACTAAAAAACCAGTTAGACGTTTTATAGAAGAACCTATTGTAGACGAGACTAAACCTCCTCCATTACTTCCTTCTACACCTGCTCGTAGACAAGGAAATTATGATCTTGACTACACGGCTACGGTTTTGGGGCCTAGTGCATCTGCGGATGCCTTACTAGGATCCTCCAGCTTAGATCCAATGTCTTTATTAGCAACGGATCCAAATATTGAGAAGGCAATTAAAAAGGAAACTGAATTAGCTCCGTTAGAAAGCACCAGTCCGGTTATAGAAACATACGGCAATGCTACTAAGCACAAAGATGGAACATGGTCAGTTAGGACTCGTGAGGGAGTTCCTATTAGTGGGTTACCTGAAGTCATAGCTAAATCATATCATGATTATAATAAAGCTAATTGGGAAGCAGATCCAAATGCTCCAGCTGACGGTTCTTTTGGGGAATATTTCAACAGAACTATGCAAGGTATACGTTACCCTGCTGAGCTTCTTGCTAGTGCATTTGCTACTACTCCAGAAGGTAGAGCTAATATTAAAGAAATGGCTGAAAGCTATAGCAAGTATTTTCCAGTAAATAGAAAACATATGGCTGGAGCTGCTACGGCTTTACAGCTTATTGCAGAAAAAGAAGGTACAGGGGATGCTCTATTATATGCATTTGATAACGTAGGGATCTTTTTAGAAGAAGGATTTGACAGTATAGGATTCACATTGGCACTAGCTTTCGGAAATATTCCTGTCCAAATAGGTATGCTAGCTAGCTTATCTATAGGTAAAGCTAAAACCATGAAGGATCAATGGATAAAAGATAATCCTAATCAAGAGTTAACTCCTGAAATAGAAGCTAGAATTGAGATATCTGCTGCATTTAGTTTAGCTTTGGAAAAAGCAAGTATTTCTTACATGAAAGGAATACTTACTGGAAAACCATTAGTTAAAAATCCCATAGAGTGGATGAATAAAGTAGGAGATTCAATTAATAGAGGATTGAAAAGTACAGTAACTGGTAAAGCTGCAGATTTGTTACTAGTTAAACCTGTTACAAAACTTGCACTTCCTCAAGTAGCTGAAGGCGTCCAAGAACTAGGTAGTGAATTAGCTGAACGTGCAGGTATGACTGGAGAAGTATTATCATATGAAGAAGGGCTATCAACTACTATTAGAGGAACTCTTGCTGGGCCAACTATTCAAGCTACTGTAGGAGCTGGTGTAGTAACTAAAAAACTTACTGAAGCTGGCGTAAATAGAGCTACTAGAACAAAGAGAAGAAGACAAGAAGCTCAGAATGGATTAGATCAAATAAATGCGCAGTTAGATAGAGTTACTGCCGAGGAGCGCATAAATGATTTAGATAGACAAATAACTGATCTATCTGTCGAAGTTAAAGAGATTCCTGGAGGAATTGAAAGCGATAATGTGCGGTTTGGACAGATCTATGATGATCTAAGAGCTAAGGAATTTAAACATAAAGACGCGATAGTAGAAGCCAAAGCAATACTAGCGAAGGAACTGGCTCATTTAAAAAAGCAAAAAGACCAGTTAGTAAAAGACTCCGGGGAAACTATAAAGCTTAAAGACAATGATTTTCTTAGCTTAGGTATACGTCAAAAGATAGCTCAAACAGACCAGCTAATAAAAGCTGCTGAAGAGGCTGAGACTAAAGATCCCGATAAAATAGAAAAACTTAAGAATGATAAAAAAGCTTTAGAAGATAAATTAGAAACCAAGCTTAACAGTAAACAATTAAAATTCCTCAGAACTAAGCTAGTTGAAGAACGATCTAAAGTTGAAAAAGTTCTAGAAACAGATCTTAAAGATGACGAAAAAACAGCTGCTATCTTACAAGGTAAAGGCACCAAACTAGCAGAAGGTGAACTTCCTATCTTATTAGATGAGGTAGCGATTATAGCAGCTGACGTAGATCCTGGGCTGGCTCCTTTAGAATCTGGAGAAGAAGTTGCAATAGATGTAGCTGATGATTATGTACCTGATGACGATAGTGGGTTAGAAAGAGTTCAGGAAACAGAAGACGGTAAAGTAATTAGTAATATTATTAAATTAAAAGAAGAACCTAAAGAATGGACAAATGATGAAGGTAGACGACTAACTCAAGAAGATTTTGATAGTCCTACTGAGTATCAAAAATATCTAAACGAAACTAGACAGTTCGATGCTAATAGACAGAAAGGTATGCAAAAGCTGGATGAGTTGCGTAAAGCGGAGTTTGCTAAATTAACTCCTGAAGAAGTTAATCCTCTCAGACAAGAACTGTTATTAAACAAATTAAACGAAATTGCTAATAGAGATTTAAATGATGAAGAAAAAATAGTTGTACGTAAGAAGATAGATGAACTAACTAAAAAAGGAGTTTTAGATTCCGAAGGAACTGTAACTAAAACTGTAACTGATAAATTATTTAGTGGTCCTGAGGCTTTCTCTGATTCACAGACTGCAGATCCTAAAAAACTAAAAGAATTAATTGAAACTGAAACAGATCCAGATACTAAAGCTTATTTGAAAGCTGTACTCAAGGCCCAAGAAGATAAAAAGAAACTGGAAAATAAACGTAAAGATAAAGATTTTGCAGATGTACATGGTGAAGTTGTTCAAGGGGAAGACAAACGATTTAAAGGGTTACATGCTTATCGAGATCAAATAATAGATTTATTTAGAAATCCTGATAAAAAAGCTCCAAAATTACTACAACAAGAAATTGGTACTGTATTCGCAGCCATGCAGACACATGCCACAAATCTCACTAACAAACTGGCTGCATTCCAAGAAGCATATAAAAACTCGCAATCTGGAACTTTAGGTAAGGACGAAGTATGGACGGTAGCAGGAGATAAAGAATCTGGAAATAGTCGTAAGATGAACTACACTGTTGCTAAAATGTCCAAGAAAGCTTATGAGGCCGAAAGGCAGAAAAGAAAAGAAGTAGATGAAGGTATAAGCTTTATTTGGGAAATTAGTCCACAGAAGTCTGGAAGACTAATTCGAGTACTTGAAGATGAAGTAGAATTAGGTAAGAGTGCTCTTACTGCGGTGGAAAGCTTTGATAAAAGTTCTATAGCAAAGAACTTAGATAGACGAGCATATAAACAAAAAAAGGATAAGGAATTTGTCGAGGGATTAAGTCAGATAAAAGACAAAATTAAAGCACCTGTAGAAGAAATAACAGATGAAGCTATAGAAGATATTGCAGATCCTAAAGCTAAGAAAAAAGAAGCACCTAAAGGAAAAACTATTCAAGATGAAATAACAGAACTTGAAGCAGAATATCAAAAAATTCTTGACGAAGAAAAAGCAGAAACAGATAAAGGAGACATAGTAAGGAGTACACCAGATGAAAGAGATAAAAGAAAACAAGAAATTCTTGACAGGATCGCCTACCTTAAAAACCTCGATAAACAACCTGTGGAATCAGATGAGGTACCTCCTGAAACTACTGAAGCTACTGAACCATCTCCTGATTCTGCTGAGCAACCTACTCAAGAAACAGGAACAGACGCAGAGACCGAAACAAAAACTAAAGCAGGTAAAATACAAGATTTTATAACTAGCTCTGTTAAGAAGTACTGGCCTATAGTTACTGCGGCTTTAGCAGGTAGTAAGGAAAAAACGCTAGGTCTTCTTAACGCTTTATTTATAGATCTAGTACAGGTAGGAAAAGACTTGGATACACCGGGTCTTCATACTCTTGAAGATACAGCATTTACTTGGACTCAAGAAGATGTTGATTCAGGCAAGCACAGCAACATTACAGTTGGTGAGTTTTCTGTAATTAAGCTTAAGAAATCACTTAGAGGATTAGGTCTTTCTAAAAACAGCGCCAATTATATAGCCAATGGCTATGCCAATTTTAAGAAACGATATAACAAAATAGCTTTTAACAAATTAGAAGTAGGAAGATCTGTACGTATTATAGACGCAGAAGATCCTAATAAGCTTTATAAGATAGAATCAATTACTGATGGTAAAGCTACGCTCAAGGGCATGGCGGAGCCAGTGCCCGTAGAGCGTTTGATAGAACGTAGCTATGCTTTAAGAGAGCCATTAAGTCTACTACTCCGTACGGATGAAAAAGATCCAGCTAATTCTATAGGAGTACTTCCAGATCAGGTACTACTAGGTATGTTTATTGGAGTACTGTCTTTTAAAACTAGAAGCTCAACTAATACCAGATTTACTTCAGAGTGGGAAAAGAAGCAGTTTTTAGTTAGTGGAAAAAGAGACTTAACTCATGATGAAGAACGGGAGTTAAAGGGGTTAGGTCTTAGCTTTAATGATACGGCTGATGGTATAGGTAGAGATGTCGCATCCCTATTGCAATTATCAGCTAAGAAAATAGCTTTAGATGATCCTACGTTGACTCAAGAAGGCGCCGATCTATACTACAAGAACCTAATCCCTGCTCTAGGAATGATGGCTTTAGATATAGCTGCAGGAACAGATTCGGGTGCTTCCTTTACCATAGAAAATAAAATATGGAATTTTGACCAAGCTAAAAAAGACGATAGAAATTACAACAATACTGATGATAAAACCAGTTATCGATATCTTTTATTCCCAGAAACTAAAAATAAAAAAGTTCCTCAGGTATCTAAAGAAGGTAAAGAATCTTTAGAAGAGCTAACAGATAAATTAGAAATTGAATTTGAAGAATATGGAGAAGTTCTTCAAAAACCTGTAGATACTACCAACCGTATTAAAACAGCTTTCAAAAAAGTACCACGTAAAGTACTAAAAGCTCTTAAGAAATTACATAATGCTAAGTGGACTACTGCAGAATCTATGGATTCAGTAGTTGCATTAGCTGGGGGTAATCGAGCTGTGTTGGAACAGTTGATGGGCGTAATTCCTATAGAGGGAGTAGAATTACATCAACGACAGCGGGACTCTGCAGAAGCGGCTAATAGAGATAAGAATAATGATTTAGATCACTTGCTAGAAGCTAATGAAGAAGGGCTATTGCAGGAATTCTACTTTTCCTATCGGCTACAGAATCAGCATAGGGTCATGCAACAGGGCCGAATTAATCCTCAAAATAGTAAAGTTAGTAGACATCTATTAAGATCCTGGGAACCACAAACTTACAGCAAAGAAAATCTTTGGAAATTTAAATTAGCTGTTGCTCAGAATTTTGGATTAGATATTGATAAAAATAAACTATCCTACGCCGAAACTGAATTTGATTACATCATCAATGATGGACATGTACAAGATGCTGTAAAAGCATTACAGCAACTTAAACAAAATAAAAATAATAAAGAAGCAGCTAACAAATTAGCAGAAGCTTTATCAGCAATTAAAAATAAAGAGCGTTACGAGGAAGCGAGTATAGGTCTTATCTCTGCTATTACAGCATTAGCTAACTACATGCCTAATGGCGATGGCATTGGAGTAGCAGAATTTAAGTCTGATATAGCAATGGAAATTGATGGAATTACTAATGGGTTTGCTATGAACCTTATGCAATTCCCAATGTTTGAGGATGCAGACGATTTAGAAACACATCTAAATCAGGTAGGAAACTACTTTAATGTTAATGCGCAGCACGATCCTACTAAGCCTGATGTGTATATGACATTAATTGGGCATATTAAAACCGGGGCTACATCTAATAAAGCATTAAAATGGTATGAAGATACTGCATGGAAAGATGGATTTGTTCATGAAAAAGGAGTTAATTACCATACCCCAAAAAGGGGAGAAAAGTTAAGCGAACGGCAAAAGAAGGAGAACAGGGAGGAATTAGAGAAGTACAGGAAATTATATAATAGTAGAGATGCGGCGTTAAAATCTTTAGATCCAGCTATGTATAGCTACACTAAAGAAATGCGTAAAACAGTTAAATATCCTTTTATGATTTTCATGTACGGAGGAGGTACTGAGAGTATTTCTCGAGGAGTTGCATCAGATGTTGTCGATGGTATTTACGAACAAGTTAGTGCGTTACATACTGAATACCAAGAGATGCTCACTAATATTGACAACATTATTAAAGATGAAGGTCCATTAGCTGAAAGAGAAGCCCAGCGTATTCTAGGTGAGATGGACATGAGAATCGATGAGTTTCTAGAGTCGTTGGAAAAATTAGGAGCATTTGAAGGTAAAACAACCATAAAAGGAAAAGACGGAAGAGAAATATCTCCTAAAGAAAGATATAAAAATCTATTAATAGACGGTAAAGCATTAGATGTACGTAATGGAAAGGCTTTGTATAACTTTAATGACGCGGAATTAACTAAAGTAATTGGCAGGACTTTAGAGCCTAGATTTAGCTATGGTTTAGATTCCATGCTAGGAAAAACCAGGGACTCTAGGAATTCCCTAATTAAAATGGGGCAAATGCTGCATCGTATGTTTATGTTGCGGTATGAGAGAGCGTATAAAGATAAAGTAGACCAGCTCAATGAAGAGTACAAAGCTAAGCTAAGTGATGAGGATAAGCTAAAATTTAAACCTATAAATAGATTAACTGACCAACAAGTACGTCAAATGGTAACTCAAGTAGGTGAGGAACTGTCTGAGGTATTGCCTCAAGTTGCTGGACCTTTATCTCAAATACTAAAAGATAAGGACGGTAATGAGTATACAGACGGTGCTCTTGACCTAAGTGAGATCCGGACTGCTAGAGAGAAAAATATAAGTCTAGGATTAGATAGTGACAAAATTGAAAATAAATTACTAGTAGACGGTGAGAAGTTTAACCGAGCTATTATGGCTAAGCAGTTAGAATTTATTGAACCAGGAGTAAGTGCATTAATCCGACAAATTCAAAATATGGATTCTGTAATTTTAACTCAGACTTTTAACGTGGATGCAAATGTTCTACCGTTACATGATGCATTCATGGCTAGCCCAGAGCAATTGTCTTCTATCTCTAATGTTTATGGAAAGATGTACTTAAAGTACAACAAGCAATTTAGCATTATGGAAAATACTTTTAAGCAGTTAGAAAAAGTTAAAGCTACGTTAACTGCACAGGAAATTGCTAGATTAAATAAACAGTATCTAGACGAAGAGTCTAAAACGGATAAGAAAGATCCTAAGAATGCTGATAGATTTATAATCGGATTTAGATCGGAAGTGGCGAATGTTAAAGAGCAGAGAGATGCTTTATTTGAAAGAGATATGGTATCTCATCAACTGTACATGCCTAAGCCTGAAGGGGATCCAATTGAAGAGAGTGTTCGTAAACAGGCTGAGCAAGAAATACGCAATAAAATAAATGATGAAGAACCATTGCCAGGTAGCGAAGCTGATAGACCTGTTTTATTCGGGGATAACAAAGCTAATGACGATCAATGGCGAGCCATGCATAAAATGAAGCAGTGGTGGAATAAAACTAAAGCAACTGCGGAAGAGTTAGCAGAGAAACGAAAGCCTGAAGTTAAAGAAGAAAATAGAATATTTGTATTGCAAGGAAGAGGCGGGACAGGAAAGACTACCATTGTTGAGAAGGCTGTTACTGATTTAGGTATAGAATTAGGGGAAGTTAAGTTTGCATTACCTACGCATAAAGCTAAACGAGTAATTAAACAATCTGCTAAAAAATACGGTCCTCAAGATTTTGATACAATTGCCGGTTTTCTTGGGGAAGTACCTAAACCTAGACAGAATTCAAAAGGAGAATGGTACCATTCATTTGAAAGAGATCCTTTAGCAGCTGTAAAACAACAAGAAAAACTAGCAGGAGTTAAACTAATTGTTATTGACGAAGCTTCAATGGTTAATGAACAGCATACAGCGGGTTTGATTCTACTAGCTAGAAAGCAGAAGATACGTTTATTATTTATGGGGGATAATGTTCAACTACCACCTATAGAAAAAGATAGACCTAATGAAGAAGGACTATTAGTTGGCAAAGTAGATGTTTCTAAAGTATTCGATACTGTCATGGAAATTGGGCAGAAAAAGCCATTATTGGATATAGATACTAAGCAACATTACGCCAAACTAAACCAGCGTATGAGGCAAGATGCAGGTAATCCTATTCTAGGTATTACGGATATCTTAGCGAATATAGCAGAACGTATTCATGAGACGCATGAAACATATCTAAAGACATGGAGCAGTAAAGCTCTGTCTTTTGTTTTGCCAATAATTAATAATGATAATGTTGAGTATATGGAAGGTACTTTAAAAGATGGTGCTACCGATGCTACCATAAAGGCATTTACTAATGAATATAAAGCTGCTAGAGATGCTGATAAAAAATTAAGAGAACAAGCGGAAAAAGCAACAGATCCATTACAAAAAAGGGTTCTACTCAATCAAGCAGTAAATGAGCAGAATATTAAATTCATTCATTACAATAATGCAGAGCATTCGAGAAGTAAAAAACTTCGTGAAAAAATTCGTTCAGAACTTTTTGATGACTTTTTTGCTGGAGATGTAGAAACAAAACCCTTTCTTGTAGGAGAACGTATAGTAATAGACGAGAGTGCAGTAGAAATTAAAGGTAGCATGATTAAACGCAGTGAGGATTTAAATAATGGAGACGAAGTAACTGTAGTAGAAGAACTTAAAGAACAAAAAAATACTAGTTTTAAAGATGGTTATGGGGATGAAGCTCCTACTTATTCACGTATTACTGTATCTGTTCTAAAAGTTAAAACAGATAACGGAAAAGAACATACGTTGGTATTGGAACATAAAGATTCTAAGCAGCACATAATAGACAGGATGAAAGAGAGAGGTACTTACAGGAAGACGCAAGAAGAGAGAATGGCTCTTGAAATGTTTACAGAAGGTTTAGGAGCAGCGTATCTAATTAATGCACACAAAGCGCAAGGTAGCACTTACGATACTGTATACGTTGACTATGAAAATATTATGCGTAGTGCACAAGATGATATAAGAAAAATAGACCCTAGAACAGGAAAACTTAAAAGATGGGGTCCTGATTTTTTAACTAGAGTAAAAGCGCTATACGTTGCTACTTCTAGACCGAGAAATAGACTTGTACTAGTTGGTACGGATGATATTCAATTCGGTACTGGCGAACAGCTAGCAGAAAATAAACTACTCACAAAAAATTTAGAAAATATTAATGATCCTCTTATCCAGGATGCAATAGATGACGAGATTGGCAAAAAGTTAAAATCAATAGACGATCTACCAAAAGATCCTACTAGTGAACGAAAAGAATTAGGCGATATTACTGAAGGAAATTTCAGAAAATTATTCAATAAATTTAAAGAATTTTCAAATCAGTATTACGCCAGTGCCCAGGAGATGCTCAGGCATACGGAGACTTTAGATAGCGTTTTAGATATTTTAGGAGAAGGTATTACTGAAATAGGCGGGATTAGATTAACAACTCAGGAAATTAATGGCATTACTCAAGGCGAGTACGATATAGCCAATCAGTCTATGCAAGTGATGTTAAGTAACCAGTCTCCATTTAACGTTAACCAATCCCCACAGGAAGTCTATGTGCATGAGTTATTACATGCGACTACTGCTTTAGCTATACGAGATAATCCTTTAATTGCTAATCGGGTAGATAGAGTCTATCTCCAAACAAAAAGAGCACTAGATGCTAAATACGGTAAAGGATCCGGTTACAAGGTGTTTCTAGCAGGTATTACCAATCCTTCTGCAAATGACAAAGCCATGGCTAAGAAGCAATACAACTATGTATTTGCAGGTAGAGAGAAGAATAGGATACATGAATTTTTAGCTTACGCCGCAACCAATCGACAAATGATTGAGTTTCTTAAAACGCAACCTAAAGCCGTAAGAGAAGGAATTCTAGATGAGATACTGTTTATAGTTACGGAAATCATGAATTTCTTGAAACAAGCTTTTGGAGCTAGAACATATAAAGCTAAAGGTGATAATGCTTTCGCAGAGATACTGGCTGCCACGGAGCACTTAGTAGCTACTCAAGCTAAATACGAGAGCAAGTTAGCTCTGCTTAATACCAAGACGTATAATCAATTAGATAAAGCAGATGAATTCTTCAAACAGCTTGGAGAAGATATAGCTGTTAAAATTGCAGGAAAAACAGGAGAGCCAAAAAGTATGCTCAGAGCAGCTGCTACTATGGGTAGTGGTACATTATTTAATATCTTTGCCACTAATGAAGGGACTATACGCGCTAGACAAATGATAGACGGCGCTTTAAACAAAACTATGAGAGGCATAGCTAATGAAATAGGAGACGGTGCTCTTACTAAAGAAATGATTGAGCAGCTCCTTCATGTCAAAGTAAATATCTCCAAAGCTCGTCAGCAAGCTGAAACATTTACCATGAACTGGTTTAATGGAAATAAAGACGAAGGTATAGAAGGAATATGGAAATCAGTTAAAGAAGGAGATAAGCACGGGTTAACTAATGATACTAAAGTAGCGTTAACTCGAGTTCTCTTCCAAGCTGATCTGTCTGCACTTTTAAATGAAGGCACTGAATGGGAAATGAGTCCTGCTGAAATTATGGATCTCATAGGAGATAACAGAAAAGGCAGAAGAAATACACTAAAAGCTCAGATAGCTAAAGAGCTAAGACTTTCTCATAAATCCCCCGCTTTAAGTTACGCCAAAGAACTAGGGTATTGGATCGCTACAGGTAACAGGAAGTTAGATGACGCATTTACTAATGCGGCTTCTATTGCAACGGATCATATGGAAGCGCCTACCGAGGAACAGATACGCTTACTAGATATGTACTCTACTCTATCTGCACTAGATTATACGGATTCTTCACACAACAGAGCTGTTGTAGAATTAGCTAGAAAAGAATTTGCAGCTGATCCTGATCGTAATGGCATAAGTGATCTACTTAAAAGCCACCGTACTTATAAAAATAATGTTCTTACTGAGAATTTTGAAGGAAATGAATTACAAATAGTAAAAGGATTTATAGTAGAGCGCGTAGATAATTTTACTTCTATAAGAATGGATAGAGCAGATAAAGTTAAGGAAATGAAACAGCTAGGTTTTTCTGAAAGCTATCCAGTAAAGAAGGTTGTACCTGGACAAACCATCGATACTATGTATGTTACTCGTACTAATCCAGAGGTTACAGATGTATCTGGAGTAATGTCCACAACTAATCAGCGTAATATGGGTACTACCTTAACTGAAATACTAGTTAGAGATCCTAAGTTTCATCATACAAAAGGACCGAATAAAGGTAAGCCTAATTTTTATATAATACAAGCTGAGGTAGCTAAATTTGTTAAAGCTAAAAATAAGTCTGCGAAAGCTAATACTACATTTAAGTGGAAGAATGAAGCTACAATGACGCCGCTTAGGGATGCCCAGAATAATATAGTTGACTATCGAGTAATGATGAATCATTCGGATGTTGAGCAGATTCTACGTCCAGATCTGCAAATAGATCATGTATTTGCTCATATGAGATCTTCTGCTATTGATCGTAGAGAGACGATTGAAAGCGATAAGAGAACTGTAGAGTTGCTTGTATATGAGCAACTAGATCTGATGGGAACCAACCCACAATTAGAGTGGATCGATATTATGGATCCTGATTCTCCATATATTGATAGATATAGAAAGTTACCTGAGGCTGTCAGGAATCACATAAAACAGTATGCAAAGAATGGTCGGTTTTTTATTAGAGAAGACATAATTGATAAAGTCTTTGGGTATAAATCATTTGATCTATCTGAATTAAAAATGCTTCAGGACGAGAGCACTACAACGAAAAGAATTAGTAAAAGAGTTGCAGGAATAACTCATCATGCAATTAAACAGACTGTTGGTTACGGTAAAAACAGGGTAGTTATTGCTATGCCTAAAGTAGTTGTAGGTAATATGATGTCTAATATTTATCAGCTTATGATGAGAAAGATACCGTTAGATTACATATTTCATAAAATATTTGAAGGTGTACACGAGTATAACAAGTACCGTAAAGATACTGAACGGCGTGTAAAACTTAAGCATGAAATAGATTCTCAAAAATTAGATAAAAATACTAGCCCAGAAGCTATTGAAGTAGCTGAGTTAGATGATCGAATTCAAGGTAACTTAATACATAGACTCAGTAAAGCTGGGTTAAATTCTTTAATTGTTGAGGATATTAATGATGCTCAAGCAGATGGATGGCTGAATAAATTACAGAAGACTATTCCATACTCTTTTCCTCAAGCACAGAAGTATATAGATAAAATACCTTCTGAATTAGGCGATGCAGCTAGATTTATATTTATGACTAAAGGCAGTAAGCCTTATCAGATATCCCGTCATATCGTACAAATGACGGACTTTTTAGCTAGGTATGTAATGATTGAGCATGGGACTAAGGTACAGGGAAGGGATTTTAATGAAGTAATGCACGAGTCTTTAGACGCATTTGTAGTTTTTGATGAAGCTTTAGTTCCTGCGTTAGAGACTTTAGAAGCTGTAGGAGCTACATCATTTCTGTCTTACTATCTCCGGAATGCTAGAGCTTCTAGAAAATTAGCTGCAAGTAGTCCTACATCAGTAGCACTGTCGGCTGCTATCCAGGGTGCAACTGGGATACCTACTTTAGGTAACGTAAATAGTTCATGGTTAGCAGGTAAATTTACTCCAAATCTTCTTCAAACAGATGATTTATTTGACGAAGCTAATAACGTTACCCTATTCGATATTCTAAAGAATGAAGGTAGGGATTTATTTAATTGATAATTTTACAGCGTAGAATAGTAAATAAAACATTATCATAACTAGGATAGTCGGAATAATCACTACAGAACCCGCTAAGATAATTAAAGCTACTGCTATTATCAAAGCAGCTATGAAAAAAGCTTTTATTTTCGTTGTAAGTCCTTTTGGAGTGCTATCAGGAATAGGAGCGTTTAGTTCGTATATTGCTTGTTCTTTTTCCTTTTCGTCTTTCATTTGTTGGACTAGTTCAAGATTCCTATAATACTTGTCTTTATCGAATTTAGTATTCATTTGTTAAATAGTGAAGGGTTAAGTTGAGGTAAATTATCTTCTTTTACTTCCGGTATTTCTTCTTCAATTATAACTTTTTCTCCGCTTTCAGGAGCTTTAGCTAGTTTTTCAGCTTCTAGCTTTAGTTCTTCGTTAGCTGCTTTGATACCTTCTTCAGCTATCTTATCTATCCTTGCTTTCTTAATAGCTGCTTCTTTAGCAGTATTTTCAGCTGAGTCGTCCATGTGTAGTTTAGCTTTGACTTCTCCCTTTTCCTCCGGAGTAAGTCTGCGTCCAAGTAGTTTCTCTTGCCTGTGTAATGCCATTTCCTCCGCATTACGGCGTGTTTTACCTTCGCGTGGAAATTCATACTCATATTGGGACTCCGTCTTAGATGTATCATTGACAGTTACCTGCACATGTTCACTAGTAATATTAAGATGTTCTCTAATAAGATTACGTATCTCTTCTCGTACAATAGCTTCTA